AGATAAAATCACTCAACTATGGCAAAAGATTAAAAGAAGAGAAAGGGTTAACTCCTGAAGAAGAAGGAAAGGAAGAATTAAAGAATGAAAAAGAGAAAACCAAATCAAAAAAGAGAAGGGAAAGAAAGAGGAAAGTGGAAATGAAAAAAATGATAAAAACGAACGAAGGAGAAGAGTTCAACGTTAAAGGAGATTATAGATTGGTCATAAGGAACTTCGATGATGAGATAATAATGTCTAACACAGTGTTAAATTCTGAGGTGTTGAGGTTTGTCTTAGCAATCCTATTCTTCTCATGGAGATCATTCTCACAATCACCAAGCCCTATAAAAACCTTTATCAGTTCTATAGGAGAGGTGTTACAAGTTGTTGTAGGACAAGGGGAAGTGATAGTACCAAAGGCAAGATATTTTATATCAATAGGCGCTGAGCTTGATGGCATGAGCCCTGGTGACGACATAATGAATGCGATAGGAAGAACTTTTGATATATTAACCAATGGAGGCACAGTAGAGGAAACTGCTTTGTCAGTTCACATAGTGAACTGGATAGTAAGAAGAAACTGGGGATTGATAAATTATACACCTAACAACAACACTCCGATTGAATATGGAGGGCTGTACTGGGCTTTACCACATCATTTAGTTAAGTTTGGATATAAGTCAAACATCATCAGACTTTTATGCAGTAAAAGAGGAAAAGAATTCTTGAGGATCAGTACGGAAGATTCAGGTATATGGGATAGTAAAGAAATAGTCAAAGAGAGAAGAAAAAAAGTTAAAAGTAACATGGTAAAAATATTACAAAGAATCAATGGAGCAGAATTCAATTTTGACATAAATAGAATAATGGAAGAATCCATCGACAACAAATATAATGAACTCGTGGAAGAAGAGGAGAAACTCTATGCTGATGATGATTTGAGAGATGATAAATCAGACGCTGAGTCCAGCGTTGTTCCTGACAGCTCAGAAACAAATGATTATGGAAGCGCATTAATGAGCTTCAAGATAAATTTAGGTAGAAATGAAGGAGTCAGCAAAATGCTTACATTGGCATGGAATGAAGGGGTGGAAGGGATCGAAAAAATGATAAAAGTGAACAACTTCGATATAGAACTGAGTAGGACTGACATTAACAAAAGTTTAAAGAATTTAAGTGCCGAATGGATCTACTTTCAAACCAGTAGATTTAAAAGTGATGCAATACGAACTGTCTCGACTATAAAAAGTATAGTCACAGGCTCTCAGAGCAGTTTTGTGTCTAAACTTCATAATGCAGTCAAAATGAAACATAAGTTAGGATATTCAAATAGAGTCTATGAAAATAGATTTAAAAAAGGCTTACTAAAAGAGTACGGGTTTAGAGAGGTGAAACTGTTGACGATCTCTCATATTTGGGAGGTGCTGAATTCAATTGCAGATGACGCAGAACAGCGAGACGAGAACGAAACGGAAAAATTGAGTAAGATATTTTTATTCTTTGAACGTTTTTACAAATCTGACGAAAGAGACATGAAAACTGAGAAGTTGGGCGAATTAAAAGTAACACCTAGATTGTTGTACAATAAGGAAACAAGGTACTACCATGCACAAAGAAGCGGGGTTATGAATAGAGGGGTTACTAAAGACACTGCCAATTTGATACTAGTAGTTGCTCTAGAAGTGAGAGAACGAAAGTTAGAAAAAGTGGAAGAAAGTATGGTGTACAAAAAAAGGAAAAATGACAGAAACGAAGTGTTTATGAGGGACAATGTACCCGGAATAATAGGGATATACGATGAACTTAAACTAAGTAATGAGTACATAAAATCTAACATAGAACGGCTAAGTAACATACTAAGCAACCCCGTTAGAGGAGGAATATACAAAGGGTTAGGAAACGACAGGGATGATTTTATAAAGAATTTCTCTCGTGAGTTTGTTATAGAAAACGACTCGAAGGCCTTCTTACAAAGAAAGTTAAATGACGAGTATGACGTAAGATTGGACGAAAGATCTGAAAGAAGAATGGTCATTGTTTCCAATGAATTTAGAGAAATAGGATTAGAATGTACTATATACATGCAAAATGGGAGAAAATACGAAGTTAAAGAAGAAAACAAGTATCTTGCTAAAGCAGATTTTGAATCTGCTTATGGGGCTTTAAGGCACAAGGAATTATATCTTTATGATACTTTCGGACCAGTTATACAAAATTTTGTAACCGAGGGTCAAGAGATATGGCTCGCAAGTTTTGAAAATGGAAATGTAACCGTAAAATTACGGGGTAAAGGAGAGCAAAGAAAATTTGAGCTAGAATTTGAAAGAGGAAGTGTTAGCACACTCATTTCAAATGTTAAGTTTATATTGTATTTTGTGCTAAATAAGGAGAATAAGTTCGAAGAAGAGAAGATAGGTAGTCTAGATAAGTCTAATTTCCAGTACGTGAATAATGTAATAGTGGAGAACAAAGGGACTGTCGGAAGAAATATGTCAATTAAGCGATTGGAGAGAGTATCACATATTATAGACCAAGAGGATGGTTTGTATATGTGGAGAAAGTTAAATACGATGAAATGGAAGAGTTCTATTTAAACAACAAAGAAGAGGCAGGAAGTATTAGAAGATTATGTTACTGGAATATCCCTTACAAAAGTACAGACTGTACCTTGCTGTTAGAAAGAGAAGAAAAGGGTATATATTTAGAGGTGAATGACATTGGCAGTATGGAAGCAGAAATGAATGACAATGAAACAATAAGTAAGATCATAAGAATAGGAGCTATCATGGGAAATATAATATCAAAAGAAAAGGATACAGTGATGTATGAAAATATAAACAAGAAAATGAAGTCATCTAGAAGGAAAGAGTTTGTAGGGAACTATAGATTGATATATCGGTCCGATATATTGAATTTTATTTCATTCTCAAATCTGATAGGATTGGATATAAATACCCAATTATCAGACATTATATCATGGTACGACAGTTCAGAGTTCATAAGTGTATTACATAGGGAGTTCAGTAAAGAATCTGTGATAAATAAACTTTATTATTACGTAGATGATCTGAATAAAAATTTCGAAAAAAGGAAAAAAGAGAGAAAAACTATAAAAAAAGAAATCCGGGATGATATCAAGAATAGAGATCTTAGAACTTTAAGATTTAACAATGCATTCAAAAATTCGAAATCAGTATCGTTTCCGAATTGGAGCAATATAGATATGATGAAAATGATCATAGAGTATGAATCTGGAATAGAGCTAAGAGAGTATGACCA